TAACTGCAAGCAGTGTAGAGGCATCTCCAAAGTTAGCAGAGCTATTTGAGGAATAGTACAGCTTATAGTGTGACAAGTCTAAGTCACTAACCGCTGGCCAGTCAAAGAAGATTGTACCCCCCGATAGTAAATGGGAGAGTGAACTAGGCTCAGATGGTGGTGTTGTATCCGCAGACAGAGGGTAGGTTGTAGTTACTGTTGTACCCTTATAACCAAGAGCATTAACTGGTGTGACCGATACTGTATAGTCAATATAAGAGGGTGTACTGTTAACATCAGGTGCATCAACACCCACGATCTCAAACCGACCAGCTGAGTTGCCCTCGTTAACAAGGATTGTCTGACCAACAGAACTGAAGTTGGCATCAGAGGTCTTCTTGTATTTAAGGATAACTGAGCCTATTCTTTCTATAGCTTCACTTCTAACTTGCACGACAAGTACGTTAACTACGTTCTCGTTGACCTCACGGTACTCTTGGCTTACTGTGACACCGATAGTTGGCACTTCGTAGTACTTCAACAAAGTTGAGTTGTTAGATACAATAGCCTTTTCATCCGCTACTGTAAACCCAAAAGCATTTACACTACTTTCCCTCAGTTGCAGGTTAACCCGTAGGTCTAAGTTATCTGGGTCAGGGTTTAACCTCCAACCTATAACTTCAAATGTCTTCTCGTTACCTACACCCCATCCGTAACGCTCGTTACGAAACTTAACAAAGTCTCCAACCTCGACATCTAACGCTTCCAAACCGAAGTCAGCAGACAGAGAGATTTGCTCCCTACTGCGGAACAGCATTTGTTTTGCTAATCTCTGTGCAGCAAAGCTGTTTGTGGTATAAGGAAGAGCTAGGTCAAGTGGTGTCTCTACCCCGTTATCCTCATTCAAGAACTCAGAAGAGATAATAGCTGGGTAGTCAGCACTAATCCAATCTTGATCTTTGTCGATGAACGTACCAGTTACCTTGTTAAAGTTGTCCCTAGAGGAAACCCTAGTATCAAGGGATACCCCAGACCTAAGATCATCTAGTGTGAACGTCTTAGTTGGTGTAGTAAACTCACCAGCATACAACTTCCACATACCAGCACCCCAGAACAGAGTACCACCACATGAAGTCATCATCTGTTCAAGTACAGTTCGTATGGGTTGATTTAGGTTTACAACACCGTTGATTGTGTATTGCTCAGTACCATCCGATAAGATGTCAGTCTGGTCACAAACGTCAGCAGCTGCCTCAAAGGTAGTGTAGTTGATGTTGCTAGTGTCGTCGTTCATGCCGTAGTTAGATGTCAAGTAGTCCTTGATGACCCAAGCGGCATTGTTAGAGTACACAGGTGTTTGATCGACACCAGATACAGTCTTAGTAACCTTCTTGCCCTTAATAACAGCTGTCACAACTGGAAGGCCGTTTACAAAGGCATCTTGGTCGTATGTAAAACGACAATACAAGTAAGCTAAACCCTTGCCTACGAAAGTGTCGTCCAACTCTGGGTTCTGTGATGATACAGAGCTAATAAGAGTGTTGGCAAGTGTACTTGTGCTATTTGCAAAGGTGTCGTTTACACTTGTCTGGTCACCAAGGTGTTTGTATATCTTTACAAAACCGTTGAATGGGGCAGATGTAACATCCTCGTTGGACATAGTAACGACTTCATCGTTTAGGTAGATGTCGCCAATCTCTTCTACTTCGTGTGCAGCCAGTACAATGATCTGATGCAGTATCCTGTTGTTGACACCAGTAGACTCAACGAAAGTGATTGTACCACCCTTACGGACTTGACCATAGACAACCTGTGCAGGTTCTGTAGCACCCTTACCGTTAACCAGAAGTCCACCGCTGCCGAGAGAACTGAAGTCAGGTTTAGGAGATAGTGCAGACAGGAGGGCTGAGGTAACAAGTGTAGTGGCGATATAGCCTACAATCATTGAGCCAGTAATAGCACCACCAAGTACGGAGAAACCTGCAATAGCTGCACCTGTCGAACCCGCATAACTAAGGATGTAAGCCCCAATAGTAGCTGGCTCACGAGCCACTCTATCCCAAGAGTTCCAGTGCGTTACTGTGTAGCTGCCTAATTTATATCTTGACATTTGGCCCCCAAGAACTTTGTACGTCTTCTGCGTTTAATTTGATTAGGCCATCTTTGCTAAGGAACACACAACGTGAGCCTAGAGAGATGCCCATAGCAACTCCAATCATCCACCTTTGGCTTTTGTTGGTGGTAACTAGGGAGCCTAGAACTGGTCTGTCGTAAGGCGTAAGCCTTGATCTAAGGGCTGCATCAATGCCGCCAAACCTAAATGTCTTTCTTAGCTCATCTCTTCTCATGGGCTTACCTTCGATCATGTATTTACCTAACCAATCTTCAGCCCACCCTTGTCCGTACATAGCTTTCCAAGCGCCATTAGTAAAAGTGAAGCAGTCATGCACACCCCATTCAAAGGGGACATCACACACTTCACTAAGGTATTCGTTTAACCTGCTGATCTTCCCCATGCTACTTGTTGATCCTGTATGTCTTGCACAAAGGAAAAGAAGCTGTCTCCACTGTATCGGGCTTTGTGGCTCTCATCTGTGTATCTCCAATTTCGGGAACGCTCCAGTTCGACCAGCTTACTTTCGATAGTAAGCACGACAGTAGCAGTTTCGGGTTCGTCTGAGATTTGCATGGTGTCCATGAAGCCACTAAAGATTTCTACTGCTGGGGTGACACTTTGTTCACCTAAGTATACTTTAGCTATACGCCTCTGGTAGGGTTCCTGTAGGGCTATTGAGATGATAGAACTGTCAAGGCCAGTCAAGGTTAGCACCATACCCTTAGCAGATAGGTCTCCTACTTCCTCAGCGGCTGCTATGTTGAGCAAAGCGCCTGTTCCTGTGTAAGTCTCCCCACCGATAGTTCGGTTACCCAGACCTGTCCACAATCGCAATGGCCCCACATCTATAGGGTTTCCATCTGCACCCGTAATAGTCCTAGTGTCGAACATCAACTCAACAGCGTAGTAAGGTTCTACAGAGTTACCAGTGAGGGCAGTTAGTAGTCCACTGTCTATTGTACGGCTCATCCTACAACCTCCGTAGCACCGAAGGAGATGCCAAAGAAACTTGCGTTGTCAACAGACCAAGCTGTCTCGTTAGAGGCAAGACGGAACAAGCCAGATGCGTCAACTAACACAGCGTCTACACCAGTACGAGCCTTACGCAATTTAGGCCACACCTCTAAGTCACCAGACCCACTGTAGTCAACTAATACCTTGTGTAGTGTCGCATCAATAGCAGCCCCCAGCTGAATATAGTCTCCAGCTTTAAGTGTGCCGTTAGAACTGTTCACGGTAAGGCTATCGTCTCCAACAACCCCAGTGACGTTAATAGATGTAGCAGTACCCCTAACGGACCTAGCGGATGGATCGTAGAGCAAGAACGTACCAGCACGACCCTTGAGGGACATAAGGAACGACACCCAAGATTCAGCATCATCACGGTTCATGGGCGGCAAGGTTACATCAGCTTCCCACATCTGACCATCGTAGGAATGTGTCTGTTGCTTGTATGTGAACGGGGACATAGACACCGCTACAGTGTTCCTAGCCCTTAGTTCGATACTAGCCATACCTACGTTTGTAGGCAGTGAGAGTGGGTATGAGATAGCCATTACGCCATTGCCCTTCCATAGTTACCGCCACGGCGTTTACTGTCTACAACAGCGGCCTTAGCACTCTGTGCAATCTGTGGCATCATTTGTCGGATTTCAGCCCGTACAGTTTGTTGTACGCCTGTTGAGATGTTGATGTTCTGTACGATGGTAACTCCGCCGCCTGATTGACCCTTAGTGTGGTCAACGACAGTCTCTTTTGGGTGAAGCATAGCCATGAAGCCACCTTTACCGTCAAGACCACCAGAACGAGAACCTCCGCCAGTGTAACCACCGCCATCAAAAGACCTAGCCTGTGGCCTGACACTTCCCATAGGTGCATTTCCACCCATACCACCAAACATAGCAGGATCACTAATGTACCCTGCTATCATACCTGTGATCTGCTTAACCACAAAGATACGGTACAACTCTTTGATGATCTCTGAAGCCATACTTCTAAAGGCGTCACTAACAGACTTAGTGCCATCGACCATACTCATAAAGGAGTTTTCCATAGACTGCTCTATACTTTGAACGAGAGCAAACTGTTCTTTCTGAGCTTGGGTAAGTTCCTTCACTTCAAACTTTACCTTCTTAGTCTTTTCAGCTTCTTCTTCTTTGAGCTTACCGATAGCAATTAGATACTCTTTAGTGTAACCCATACGCAGCAGGTCTTCTGCCTCGAAGCGATCAGTAGCAGAGCCAGATACGACATCTTGAGACATAAGGGCATCTTCATCTGCGAACTGAGAGTAGTACAACTTTCGGTTACGCTCCTGCATAGCCAAGAAGAAGTCAGCCATCTCTGTGATGTAGTTCTCTTCTTTGTCTTTACGTCTCTTTCGGGACTCGTCCTCCACCGCCTCTGTTTCATCAACGTAGGCTTTGTGCCACTTTGCGATTTGATCCAAGGTTTTCTTAGCTTGAGATTGGTTATCTTTCTCTCGAATACCAGCTCGTCTCTGTGCCTCTTTGATTGCCAATTTAGTGATAGCTTTTTCTCTAGCTATTCTCTCTTGATTCTC